TTATTCTAAACACCCGATTACAGAAAAATATATTGTGTTATTAGAACATATAAAGAAAATAGAAAATTCTATATCTAATTTTGAAGTAAAATCGATGGGAACAGTTCATGAAAAAATTAAACATATATTTCCTGAAACTAATATTATTGATTTATGGTCAAGAGCGAATAATTTATTAAAAGAAAAAGATTTTAAACCTGAATTAACAGTATTAAAAGATAAATATAGAACAAGTTATTGGGGAATTACACCAATAACATGCAATTGTGATGAAAAACTTTATCATAATGTGCTGCTTCCTAATGGTGATGTAGTATTATGTTGTATGGATTATAGTTTAGATCATATTCTTGGAAATTTATATACTCAAGAATATAATGATATATTACCAGAATTGAATACTCCATTCGAATTATGTAAATTTTGTGAAAATGGAACACTTATAAAAAAATAAATTATGTTACCAGATTTAAACTCAGCTTTAACTCATTATATAACAGATCCTAAGAATCCCTTATATAATTTTACCCTTGGAAGAATTTATGAAGGTATGGGTCATACCGCTGCAGCGGCGTCTTTTTATATAAGAACAACTGAATTTGGATATGACGATCTATTATCATATGAAGCTCTTTTACGCTTAGCTTTATGTTTTGAAAGACAAGGCTCAAGAGTATACACCGTGAAAGGAATTCTTTTACGTGCAATTGCTTTAATTCCAACTCGCCCAGAAGCATATTTTCTTGTAGGACGAATGTATGAAATGTGCAAAGATTGGCAAGAATGCTATGCTATGTGCACAATAGGAATAAATTTAGTTGAAGAAGAACCTAAAGAAAAACTATTAACAAATGTTGAATATCCAGGAAAATCTGGATTTATATTTGAAAAAGCAGTTTCAGCGTGGTGGATAGGATTATATGATGAATCTATATTTACATTTAGACAATTAGAAAAAGATTCAACTGTATCAGAAGTTCATAAAATTGCTGCTCGTAATAATATAATAAATCTTGGAAACCCGTGGAGAGAACCTATTACTTATAGTGAATCGTTATATGAATATTTACGAGTTAAATTTCCAGGTTCTAACTATATTGAAAGAAATTATTCTCAATGTTATCAAGATATGTTCGTTTTAACTATGCTTAATGGTAAACGAGAAGGAAAATTCTTAGAAATAGGTTGTGCTGATCCTTACTATGGAAATAATACTGCTTTACTAGAAAAATCATTTGGATGGACCGGTATATCTATAGACATTATTCAAGAAAGCATAGATAAATTTGCAGCAGAAAGAGTTGCAAAAACTATTTGTGCAGACGCAACAAAGGTAGATTATAAAAATATTTTAAAAGATAAAGTGTATGATTATCTTCAATTAGATTGTGATCCGGCAATTGTAACTTATAAAACTTTATTACAGATTCCATTTGAAACTCATAAATTTGCAGTTATAACATTTGAACATGATTATCAAACAAATGAATATAGCTTTGTAAGAGAAAAATCAAGAAAATATTTAGAATCTCATGGGTATGAATTAGTTGTAGCTAATATAGCTCCTGATAGTTATAATGCCTTTGAAGACTGGTGGGTTCATCCAGATTTAGTTGATAGAAAAATTATAGATAAAATGAAAGATATTTCAGATAAACCTAAACGACCAGATGAATATATGTTAAAAAGAGAGCTATGATCTCAAAAATAAAGCAGATACTTGAAGGATATTTTTCTTGGTTTCGATATTATTTAAGTAAATCATATAAAGAAGAAATAAAAACAGAAGCAGAAAGGAGAATTAAAATATGTGAATCTTGTGAATACTTTTGGAAACCAGCAAGAAATTGTATGTTGTGTGGTTGTTTTATGAATGCGAAAGTTAAAATGCATTTTGATTTGGATAATGACGGAAAAAGTATAAATGGATGTCTAGAACGTAAATGGTAAGGAGCTAAAAGCTCCTTTTTTGTTGAATATATAAATAAAATACTATACTATATATGGCAAATCTTTGTCCAGATAATGATAAAATTTTAAGTGCAGCATATCCAGAAACCGAAAAAAGCAATATTGTAGCTGATATAAATCAGGTTTCATCTATTACTCCAATTTATGACATCGCAAATAAAATGGTAACTGCTTCAAAAGATTATGTTGCTATTAATGGTGTTGTAAATCAATTATTGGGATATGAAGTTCGTTGGTTTAGAGCTGTACCTCAACAACGTTCTGTAGATGTTATTTTTCAAGAATATACTTTATCAAATGTTGAAGAAGCACCGTTATGCATAAAGGTTGTTCTCCCCTCTGGCATGCCGCCTGATAGTAAGTATAATTATGATCTAATGGGTCTTGAATATGAAGTTCCTTTAGAAATTCAAATTGATAAAAAATATTGGGAATCAATTGCTGGATTTGGTACTGCACCTCAAAAGAAAGATATAGTTTATTTTCCAATATCTAATAAACTTTTTGAAGTTGAATCATCTTATTTGTTTAGAGGATTTATGGAACAAGAAACTACATGGAAATGCAATCTTACGAAATATCAACCAAAGGCTTCAAGAAAAGAATCTGTAGAACTTCAAGCTACAATTGATCAATATACAGTTAGTGTTGAAGAAATATTTGGAGAAGCAATTGACAATGATGTTAAAAAATTAGTAGATGATCAACAATTTAGTCAACATAATTCAATGGAAAAAGATAAGTATAAATCATTTGATGTATCATTGAATACTATTTCAAAATCGATAGAAATGTATGGAACTGTAGTTGCTCAATCATTTTATGATTTACAATCTTCAAGTTTATACGATGCGATAACTTATAATGCAAAAGATATAATTGGAACATCTAATGATAGAAGTGTTATTGCATGGGTAATGCCTCGTACACTTACAACTATACATAAAGAATATCCAGTTGCATCAATCACACCGATAATATCATTAGATCCAGTTACTCTTTATTCATATGATGCTTCATTATATAGTTCAGCAAACTATAGTGTAGTTTTAACTAATCCTGTTTTGCTTTCTCAAATTCAAATAGATGATTATGTAAATATATCTCGTCCAGGAGCTCTTAATTTTTATGGAAAAGTAGTTGCTATAAGCATTAATCCATTAACTTTTCATTGTTTAATAAATGCTTTTGTTCAAGAAGATTTAACAGCTATAAAATCTGATTGGAATACTCAAACAGGGTATAAATTAACAGTTAAAGCACCTATTAATATTATAGATGGAGTTAATGAATTTGGAAATCATGTAATGTCTGTTAATATACATGCTAATCAATATATTGCTGTAAATTATGGACATACATATAATGATGAAGACGCATATGTTATTAGACTAGATGAAAAACTTAATGATGATGAATGGTATGGGATCATAGTTAACATCGGGAATACTTGGAAGCAATATAATGTTTATGTATGGAAGAAACATGAAAGTGATAAGAATGTTAAATTACAGAATGTATTCTATGAAACTTTACGATTACAACCCGAAGAAATCGCAATTAATAGTTATACAATTAATAGATCTCCCGCATATTTGACTAATTTAAGAATATACAATACAACAATTGAAGAAGAAAAAATGTCAAACGAATTGCTTTCGTACTTTACACGTGACGCTGATCAGATTGTTGTAGCTGACAATGCTGATCCACGATTAAGGCTCGCGTATATTACAAAACAAAGATGAATAGTATACAATTAAAATAAAATAATATGAAAGCAAGAGACGAACGAGAAAAACTCGAAGAATTATTACAGAATGCACCATCAGATATCACAAAAAATGTTGCAGTTCCCGGCGAAAACTTACCTGAAATAGAAATAGTACCTCTTATTGATATTGATTTTGATGAATTAAAGAAAAAGTGTGAAAGAGAAGCCAGATCTATGGTTAAAAATTCTATTTCATTTATGATTCCCATGGATATGATAAGAAAAAATAAATATTTAAAAGATAAATTCCGTGTAGATGTAATGTCTTTAGCAGGAATGATATATCAATTAAGATCTAATGAAGTAGTCCAAAAAGCATTAATGGAACAAATTAGTTCAGGACTTGCTCATCCAAGAATGTTCGAAGTGTTTGCTGGAATGTCTAAGACAATAGGTGATCTTAATAAACAATTATTACAAACTTGTGAAGCACTTAAAGAAACTTATCGATCATTTAAACAAGATGTTAAAGAACAAAGAACTGAAGCATTGGGTCCTAGTATGAATTCTTCAGGTATGTTAACTTCAGGTGATGGAAGTATTGTAACTAGAGGAACAAAAGAATTAATTAATCGAGTGAAACAGGTTAAAAATCAAAAAGACGGAAACGGTGAGTATCTTGATGAAGAAAAATTGATCCCTTCTATTCATATTAATCGCGAACAATAATTCTAATTTAAAATAAAAATTTCATGCAATCAACAACCACAGTATGGAACAGCCTCATTGTCCAACAAACCCTAGAAAAACTTAGAATGGGAATGCCTGTGGATCTTGGCTGTTTTCATCAAGGAGATATTGAATTAAAAGCAGCTAATATTTTATATCAATTAACGCAAGAAGAAGTAGATGAATTTCATAAGTGTTCCGAAGACATAATTTACTTTGTTGAGAAGTATTGTAGATTTATGACGGATAAGGGTAGAAGAACTGTAAAATTGAGATCATATCAAGTTAGAATTTTAAAAGCATTAGCTGAAGAAAAATATATTGAATTACTTAATGAATATGGCCCTAAAAATAGAAACGTAATTATAATGGCGGCTCGCCAAGTTGGTAAAACGACAACAATATCTGCTTTCTTTTCATGGTATCTTTGTTTTCATAATGATAGAAACTTAGCAATTCTTGCTAATAAACAAGATACAGCATTTGAAATTGTATCAAAGGTTACAAACGTATTTAAAGGCCTTCCATTCTTTTTAAAACCAGGAATAGTTAATATTGGCGCAGGTGGAATGAGACTCGATAATGGATGTATGTTAACATCTCAAGCAACAACAAAAACTGCGCAAATAGGTTATACGATTCATGTTCTTTATGCAGATGAATTTGCTCATATTCAAGCAAATATAGTCAATGATTTCTGGAGATCAGTTTATCCTACTCTTGCATCATCTGAAATATCTCAATGCGTTATTTCATCAACACCATTTAGTGAATATGATCTTTTCTTTGAAATCTGGAGTAAAGCACTTAATGGACAA